TATCCGCGTGGCGTTATTCGTTGTCAGTGTTCATCAAAGTTTGCTGGGTACTATCGCTCCGTTTAAGGGCAATCGCTATACGTAGCCCCCCTAGAATAAATCTTTCATCGGTTGCGCCGAACATCCCACATAGTGGCGGTTATCAGCTAGGGTGATGATCTTCCTCGATAGTTAGGATCTTGCGTTCTTTTGCTCGGACCCAACAAAACTTATTTATACCACGGTTTACCGCGTGACAGGAAAACTTACCACTAGGGCGGGATACTTGCTCTGAATCTTTGACTCGGGAACTTCTTCCTCTGTCCCACATTCTCGGTTTTCTCTCTTATTACGACCAGGCTTAATGTTGTTTAAGCCCTTTGCTAGTACCTGATTTCAACAAAGCAGTATCAGTCAAGTTAACTGTCTTACTATGCATTCACCAGGCTTTTCCTGCCCCTCGATAAACCGTGGAGCTAAACTTAGAAGAACCTACGATATGGAGCGCCCTCTCCACGGCAGCCACCAACGTCTTCGTCAAGACTTATTCCGGTGGTAGAACCCGTCGGCAAAGTAGGTTCATCTAAGTGGTGGGATTCTGTTGCTAGGTTCCCACCAAACCCCGAAAGATCATGCTGCTAGAGCAAGATTTCCATATGCGCTGTTATCGTTTGCATCTACGTTTATTTAGCCACTCGGCCAGCGAATCAGTCTCGAATCTTCCTATTCCGCCCAAGTCGATCCTAGTTCACCCCCATCAACTACTACGGTAACAATCCCTGACTTTGCGCGAAGTACTCGACACGAGTATCGTAGTAGATGGTGGAGGTGACGGGTACTGCCCCCGTGTCCTCTAGACCTTTATTGTTGATTGTCAACAACTGATAAAATTATTTATGCTGCTTCAGCGTATTCCACAGCAAGATTAAGAGCCTTAACCTTACGTTCCTTGTTAGCGCCAAACCAGCTGTTATACAGACGAGTATCAGCAGTACGACCAAGTTCGTGATCAGTCAGATACGTAACAGCATTAAATGCCTGCCACCAACTACCTTCAGCATAACGAGCGCCAGGCTGTTCATGAACAATAGCCAAAGCCAATTCAGCAGCACGAGACAGATCATTAGATTCTTTATTAGACGAAGGAAATACCTGATTAAAATACTCAGTCATTGTTTCGCCAGTATAACGCTTTGACCCAAGAAATGCAGCCATTTCCTTATAGGTGTTCAGCTTATCCTTAGCAATACCCAGAGTTTCCTTCACAGTATCGCCATCAAAAGCACGACGATGATCAACACGAAGCATCTTATCAGCCTTAGTCGAAAGCGACAGCGAAAGAGTGTTCATACAAACAACACGGATGGGAGTAAACTGAACAGTAATCGACTTACCAAACTGATGAGGATTACTGAACAATAGATAAGATTCAACCTTATCTCCACCGAAAAGATCAAACCCTTCATTTACCTTAGCCAAAGCCCAAACATACTGACCGTTACGCAGAGAACCAGCAGTATGCATCTGCATGTCACCATTACCGATAAAGTCATTGAAGAATTCGAAGGCTTCGCTATTCTGACAAGGAACCCAATTCTGAGTAACAACGTCAAGAATACGATCATCGCTCGAACGAACTAGAGCTTCACGCCCAGTATATACGTTCCGACCATTCAGCTCAACATGAAGAGGAACCTTACGAACTTCCCAGTTAAGACCAGCTTCCTTCATCATTTGCTCGGGAGTAAGATCGCCGTGAACAGCCTTACCAAGACCATGCCAAGGGGTATCCCCAACATAAGCCATCTGAGCTTCACCATTAACAAACTCAAGTTCATGTGCCATGATATAACATCCTTTAGATTATTGCCAACTCACTTAGCACAACCCTTATACCTCTATCAATGATATAGGTCAAGCTATTTTTTCAATAAAATCGCTACAAATACCATAACACGAGCGATTCACGTCTTTAAGATCAGGATCAAGCCACTCAGGCATCACATTAATACTAATTGTTGTAAGAGACTTTCCTGGATAAGTCCAGATATATCCGTGGCTAGTAATAACGAAATCATCTTTTTGATGCCAAAAAAAGTTGTAGCTCGTGTCACTTAACCAACGAAGAGCGCCAAGATTTTTTGCATGAATCCACAACTTAAACACACGATCATCAAGCCAGTTTTTTGAGATTGGGTAAGTAGGATTGTCGTGACCCAACCACAATTCACCATTTGTATACCAAAGATCAATTTCAGCATCAAATTCGTTACTTAATGCTTTGTCAATTTGTTCTGGAGAATTTTCTACTGCTTCATCGGGACCAAGAAATAGACCTCTATGCGCAATTAGCTTCATTATGGTCTCCGGAAATAGATATTGGCTTCTGTCTTAAATTCAGGATGATCATAAGTTACATCAAACACAAAGCCTTTATCAGTTAGCCAAGCAGAAACGCTATCGTAAGAATTATCCACACCTTTATACAGCGGAACATTATAAGAAACTTCTACTACACCAGCATGTACAATATCAATATAATCACCAAGACTCTTAAGAACATTGAAATCGCTGCCCTGCGCATCAACATGGAGGTAGTCAATCTGAGTGATATTGTGCATACGGCAGAAGTCATCAAGACGAATAGTCATAACAGACTGTTTGCCCGTATAGTGAAAGTCAAATCCACTCCACCTTTCGGAAACATTGTCAGTAAAATCATTAAGAGAACTGCAACCCCAATCTTGCCAACCAGCAACATTAAACGTAGTAAATCTGTTCTCAATATCAACAGCAAGAGGGATAATCTTTACTCTGCTGTCATTTCCATACTTTTCATTGAGCAACTTGACCAATTCTACAGTGGGCTCAAAGCCGTATAGAACCATATCATTTTGAGTAAGATAATTAGGAGTATCCGTTCCTTGATTCATACCAACTTCAATAACAGTTCTCATATACAATTCCTTAATAATAATCTTTTTTATCGCCTCTACGTAATACGTATTGGACTATCTTTTCTTGGTTGATAGGCAAATTAAAGTTTTTCATAGAATTTAGAAGCAGTCTATGCGGAGGAGTTTCGTGACTATCTTCGAATTTCGGATTATAAAATTCTTGCATAATAAATTCAGACATATTGACGATATTATCTCTCTTAGATAAGAATATCCAGTCATTAGGAAATGTATTAGCAGAATCAATAGTAACAACATTTGGATCAAAATTAACTGGATAGTCCACATAAACTAGATCGCATCTAGATTTGACAACAATATCATACTGCCAGCCCTGTTCTTTTTCTTGCTGAATCATCATTTCAACAGCTTGTCTGAACTTTAAATACTGATAGTAGGTACTTTCATGATCTTTGTGTCTAGGATCAACAGCGTCAGGAACCTTATAGTTTTCAGAGTTATCGTCAATAAGCACCTTTTTAAGATTAAGACCGCTAAACAATTCAAAAATACGCTGATTGTCTAGAATCTCATCATCTTGATATCCGAACTTGCCTTGAATATAAGGATGATAGTTATAACGACGGTTATACGTAGCTAGAAAGATATCAGCAGTATTACCAAAAACATTAATAAAACTATCTTTAGTTTGGTCCCATGTTCTTACATTTCCAGACAGTAATATAGCTATTTTCATTCATGATTCTCCGATAGAAAATAATTAAGATCTTCAGGGGTGCCGATACCCCACATCTTATCAATAGTTTTCACACGAATCTTTTTGCCGTCTTCAATAGCCTGGTTAAACACAGGACAGACATAAAATTCGTTATTAACACGAATATTTTTTTCGATCATCTGTTCAGCATACTTAACGTAATCTGATCCTTTAGACCAATAATAAACACCAACAGTAGCAAGATCAGAGATTACTTTCTTTTCAGCAACTTCAGAAACGAAACCTTCCTCGTTTAGTTTGGCGTAAGACCATTTAGGATGAGTAGCATTAAATGTAAGAATACCACCGTCTATAGAATCAGCATTGAATGCATACATGACTTCATTTGAGTTCCATTCAATAAATTGATCAGAGTTTGCCATAACCAGAGGCTGATCGTTGTCAATAAACTCTTTGGCAAGAAGAGTAGTGCAAGCAGCGCCTTCGGTTACACCATCAACTAGAACAATCTTGCAGTTAGGTGCAATCAGGTTTAGAAGATATTTCAGATTGTATTTTTCGTAATGCTCTTGCTGACAGATAAAGATATAATTGGCTTCAATATTCAGATTCTCAACAACAACCTGAATCATAGGCTTTCCGCGAACTTCAATTAAAGGCTTTGGGAAAGTATAACCAGCCTGAGCAAACCGACTACCAGCACCAGCCATAGGAATAAGAACATTCAGCTTATTATCTCTCCAAGGAAGAGATTTGTTTCCTTTACCTTCAATTGTATTCATAAGATCTTTAATCCTTTGTTGCATAAATTCAGAATTAACTTCTTTGGCATTTTCTACAGCCAGAAGATGCGCGCCTGAATCAAGAGCGCCTTGTCTGCCAATATGACTATCTTCGATAATGATTGTATCTTTTGGAAGAGCATTAAGCGCAATCATACATTTCCAATACATTTCAGGATACGGCTTTGATCTAGTTACATCCTCATTAGAAACATAATAATCAACATACTCTAAAACACCAATAGCCATAAGAGCGAGCTTCACAGTTTCTCTAATAGAATTAGAAGCTACAGCAATCTTATATCCTTGATGCTTAATCCAGAGGAACATATTTCTAAGAAAATGTTCTTCACCAAATTGCTTAATAAGCTCAAATGTTGCCGTCTGTTTGTGTTCCCAAACATAATCATATTTGTCTACAGGCAATCCTTTACGCTCAGTAAGCATTTTCAACTTACGAGTTGTAGACAATCCATCGTATGTACTAAGATGTTCTTCTCGTGAAATTACGTACTTTGGATCAACTGACGACAACGCCTCATTGAGTGCATGATAATGTAGATCTCTTGATTCAATTAATACACCGTCAAGATCAAAGATAATCAGTTTATGCATTACATACCTCTAAAATATCATCTACAGTATTTGAGATAGAATGATTTTGTACAAGATAATCACGATTAATATTCATTTCTGTATCGTGAACACCTTGGAAATTTATCATATAATCTAATAGCTGTTGATCATTATCATAAACAAAACCATAATCAGACAACAGTTTAGCGCCAGCAATATTACGAGCAGCCCAAGGAGTTCTATTCGCCATAGATTCTAATATAACCAGACCAAACCCTTCTGAATGCGAATTCATAATATAAAGATCAGCCTCAGAAATAGCAGAAAGAACATCTTCTCTAGAATCTAGCATAATAGATTTTACTCTATAGCTGTTTGGTGGCTGCATACCATTTCTGTTATCATATCCTGTAAGTACCAGAGTCACATCATCACGATTAAGACGATTGAATACTTCTATAAGCTCTGGCATAGCTTTATTAGGCCAGAACCCGCCGCAAGACAAGAACATATATTTTGTTGTGATATTATACTTTTCTCTAAACCCTGGAGAACCCATAGAGTTGCGAATATCAATTCCGTGAGAAACCTGAACGCCTTTATATGCAGAATTCTTTGCGTATAAGAAATCCCAATCTTCATGGGTAGAACAACCAATATAAGGAATATTCTCTAAAGCAAAATCATGTATTGGGGCTTCTTTAGGGAGAATAATTAGGAACAATATTGGTGAGGGGATTTTAGCGCAGTTACTAAGAACAAAGTCTTGAACACCTACTGTAGCACCATGAACTACAATAAGGTCCCATTTTTCCAATAATACATTTGCATCGCTGGTTACTCGAACGCCATTTAATTCGCCTTGATGCTCTCCAGCAAAAACAGCAGCAATGTGGCCTCGACGAAGGGTTTCTTCAGCCATATCTCGAACATAATTTTCTGAACCACCGGGAAACGGTGCATAACGGTGTACAACATATAGAATTCTTTTCATTATAATTTCCAATCCGGCACTCTATCATACTGATGAACTATATAGTATTTTTCTCCAGAGCTAGTATATACGGCTCCGTCTTTGTATACTGGCTCAGGTCCGAGCAAATTCTCTCTAAAGTAATCAATCTTTCTAGGATCACCAGTAGTTCCTAGCTGACAAGCCCATCCGGAATCATGACTAACAAAGTCAATAGCATCTTTAAATGGCTGAGTTTGGATCATCACATTATATACGGCTTGATCAACAATAGGAATTGGTCTGTTTACGCCATTAACAAAAATGTTAAATACCAAATCCTTGATATATTCAGATTCACCAGCAAGAACACCAACGTTATAGATTTCATTAAACTTGAAATTTTCGTAGATGTATGGACCATAAGTTTCCATCAAATTTTGATTACCCCATGGTTCATCTTTATATTTCATAGATTCAGAAGCAGCAATTAAAGACTTTCTAGGATCCATATAATTGACAATCCACTCAAAGGGATTGCGCTGGAAAATTACATCTCTAACATCAGTGGTAACTACGTACTTGTAGTTTGTATATCGAGTTTTGAGAAACTCATAAATGCAGATAAACCGAAGAACGTGAACAGGAATATTATCAGCAATTGGCATATCAATCAGAATAAATCCCATAGAGATCAGCTTATCCTGAGTTTCCTGAGAAGTTTTCCCTATTGCCATTACTTTGTCAGTATTAGAATCAGCAACCGCACAAACTGATTCTACCCACCGTTGCACTTGAGGATATTCATATCCTGAAAATCCACCAATGATAAGATTCTTTTTCATTTAATTCTCCAGAAAATAATGCCCCCGAAGCCGAAACTCCGAGGGCATTTACGTAGTTCCGATAGTATAACCTATCAGAAGCGGACAGTAACAGTACCAGCTACGCCGTTCTTCTTAGTAGCGCCAAAATCAGTGTGGTTAAACTGAGCGCCAACCGAGAAAGGACCAAAAACGTTTACGTCAAGACCAGTGGTAAGACGCAGACCTTCAAGGTTATGCGCTCCAAGAGCGCGAAGATTATCATAACCAGCACCAACATAAGCCAGAGCATGATCATTCAGCTTTGCACCAACACGAGCGCCGACATTGATATTAGTACGGTCAAACACATTGTCAAGACCAGCCTCAATTCCAGCAGTCACAGGACCGAGAACCTTTACGTCGTAACCAGCCTCAATACCGTAGGTGAAAGAACGGTTGGAAGGAATAGCAGTAATGTCCTGATAACCAACCGAGGCAGTCGCGCGAGGACCAGTAAAAGTATCGGCCATGGCGGGAGTAGCAGCAGCAAGAGCAGCTGCGGTAAGTGCATAGAAAACAGTCTTCATAGTATTTTCACTTTCTTTATTGTTAACAAAAAGTGCTCAGACTTTCACTGGCTGTCCGTTAAGGTCTTTAGGTTCCCAATCAATCTTCGCTCTGCGAATCTTTACAGCTATACCTACAACGCTCTAACTTCTTTATGCATTCAACCAAGCTAAAATATCTTCTTTTTTGGTTGAATATTTTCCATATTTCTGGACCATTGAAAGAATTCTAGGAACTATGTAACAAATAAATTTGCCTTCGTTCTCTGGTTTTCTTTTTTGTTCAACAGATTTATATGGGATTCCCTCTATATATGCTCTAGCAAGGAAAGTAGCTCGATTTTCGTTTCTCACTTCAAACTTTCTGTGATTAACGATAGAGTTATACTGTTCAGTAACATGAGCAGACGATTGCTGATGTTTCAATAACCAGCGTTGCTGCTTTAACAGTTTAGCTTCTTCGAACTTAATAACTTTTGCTTCTAGGCTGAGGTGTTTTGATTTAATCTTAAGTGCAATAGACATATGTAATTCCTTTTGTTTAATAGTTGGGTTATTGGTAAACTACAACAAAAGGTGGATCTCTTGATTTAGAGTTCTATACGTTATTACTCATATTACATCTCCTTAGAATGGTGACGCTAATGGGAATCGAACCCATATCAAGCAGGTTAGAATTGCCTGCATTACCATCATGCTCTAGCGTCATATACTTATATATGTCAAATATTGGTCGGGAAGACAGGACTCGAACCTGCAACCCCCTGCTCCCAAAGCAGGTGCGCTACCACTTGCGCCACTTCCCGACTGGATGCCCCGCTTGGATTCGAACCAAGATTAACGCCTTCAAAGGGCGTGGTCCTACCATTAGACGAAAGGGCATTAAAAATTGGCGGACAGGGTGAGATTCGAACTCACGGAACCCGTTAAGGTTCGCTGGTTTTCAAGACCAGAGCCATAAACCACTCGGCCACCTGTCCGTTGGTGCGGATGGAGAGGATCGAACTCTCACCTTCTGGTTGGAAGCCAGACACGCACCCCAGTACGCCACACCCGCATAGTCACTTATTTATACTACTTTTCCGAATCAGAGTCAAGTTCTTTTAATGTAGCGTTGACACAATCCATTAAAGCTGTTTGTATACCAAGTCTAAGAAAAAAATCGTACTCTAGAGGACTGATATCCTCAAAGATAACAGTAGCACTACCATCAGCATTATCTTCAATACTAGCGACTCGCATAATGCACCTTTCTGATTAAGAATCACAAGGTAATTATGCTATATTACAGGCAACAAGTCAACACTTATTTTGAAAAAATTTGATGATCGTTTGTTTCTTTTGGCGCGCGAACATATATATAGCGCAAAATCAGAACAGGGAAAGAAAAATGACATCAAAGATCTATAAAGCAACACACGTAGTAACGTTAGCAGTCACTTTGGCTCTACTATACGAATTTCTAGGATCTCTTCTAGCTACGTAACAAAGAGAGACTTCGTTCTCTTTTTTATTAGCATAAATAGTGTAACTTCACTAAGAACGTTTATGAAATGAATGAAACCGAAAAGAAATTATTCGAAAAACTATCCAAACTTCTAGGACCAGAAGCTGCAGAAGCTGAATTCAAGCGCATTGATGAAGAAACAGCTAAACGCAAAAAAGAAAAACAATTCCTAGCTAGTTTTGAAGAAGCCCTTCTAAACCCAAAACCAAAAAAGATTATAGAAGAAAAAGAATCAGAAGCTCTACATAATGCTCTTATTGAGTCTTGCGATGAGTTCATAGAACCAATAATACTTGAAGAAAAGCCAGCTGCTATTCCTCTTGGTGCACAGCCTTTGCCACAGCTTCCTGAAAAAGATTTCGTGACAAAAGCAGTTAAGTCTTTATCAAAATTATCAAGAAACGAATATAATGATAAAGTAAATGAAACTCCAGAATCTATACGTAAAGAGATAGATCTGATGAAAAAGACTATTACCGACTTACATAGATTTGCAAGAAACGCATCGGGTATGGGTGGTGGCGGTGAAGTCAATCTTCGCTATCTAGATGACATCAATAAGTCAACTTTTGTCAATAACTATTTTCTAAGTTACAGTTCAACTAGCAATAACTTTTTGTTCGCTAATGTTACAACTGCGGTTGATTGGTTACACATACCTTCAAGTATAATTCCCGATGTTTCACTAGCCCATTCTCTAGGAAACAACACCAATCGTTGGGAATCTTTGTGGATTGGTTCTAACTCTATCACTTTCTCTGATACTCTTGGTGGACCTGACCAAGTTCTATCTCTCGCGAATCAAGTATTCTATATCACACAAGGTTCAGGATCTAACTCCACATTTAACGCAAACGCTGGCTTCAATGCTGGTGGTGTTATTCTACAGAACTATACCATCGGACTAGCTAATGCCCAACACGACTTTACTATCGGTTCTCCTGGTGATGGTGGGTGTATTCTGATCAATAGATCATTATATGTAGGCAATACCTCAGCTAATTTATATGAGTTTTCTACTAATACCACATCTACGCTTATTTCTACACCAACAACTATTTCCAATACATTAACTATATACGGAAACACGTTAGCAAACAATATTACGCTTGAAGCAAATGCAGGCATTACTTTCTCTGATAACACCACACAAAGTACTGCATACAAAGCACCAAATGTACGAATTGATGCCGCTATATCGAATAGTGTGTTAATTGACTTTGCTTCTGATAATATTATTCATGTGCATACTAATGCGGGAACATTGACTGCTAACATTCAGAATCTAAGTTCAGGTGCTGGTAGATCAATTGAATTATTCATTTTTAATAATATTGGTGGTACTCAACAGTTCAATCATAGTCTAAGATCAGGAACACAAGCAACTGGTGGGCAGTCATTTTACTTAAGTTCACACAATTTAATGTATGTCAAGTATTTTTGTTTGGACGGAACCGCAAACAACACATTTGTCACTGCTATTGTTTAATCCAACTATAATCAATCCCAAAGACCAAAGTAGTATTTTGCAAATAGACGCAGGCCATTGTTAATGCGCTTATAGTGATCTTTGCGACCCTTTTCGTCTACCCAATATTTTGGTTTAGATGGATCTTTCTGATAATCAAATCCTATAGTACTATAGCCTGCATCATCATCAGTTTTATTAAAAACCATTCCTAATTGATCGCTATTATGATAGAATTGTGCATCGTTGTTGTCAGGATGAGTGCATTGCTCGAATGCCCAAATTATTTCATTAAGAACCCATTCCCATCTATCATGAATAGTATTATCAGTATATCCATTATCAGGACCTGCTTCTTCCGTTGGATGAAACTGTTCAGGCACATCTTCGAAATCAACAGGACAAGAGCCATGCTTGATTTCTTTTAGTTTGAGTAGAAGAGGATAGATGACCAAAGCTATTGTGTGATCGGCGCTCCAAACATCATATCCATCAATATGGACCTTAACTTTACGTTTACGATTGCGCGCCCAACTATTGATGGGCCAAACAAGATCAGTTAGTTTGTCAAAAAAGCCAAATACAATTTTATCATACCAAGTATATTCATCTTCATCAAGAAATGCATGAGTTTTCGACCGAAACATTTCGTATCTAGTTTCCCATTTACGAACAGGAATCAAATCGTAAGGATAAGGTCCGATATTGACTTTCATTAGATCACCAAACTAGAAGTCTGCGACTGGTACTGCTTACCAACATCAGCATCAGTCTTAATCATAGCATTAATGAATTGGTTCTTAATTTTAACGTTGCCATCTTTCGGTCCCGAAAAGAAGTAAGGTACCAGACCAAGCCCCTGAGGACCCATAAGGAATACCATCGGCTTAGAAAGAGTAACCGATTCAGCATTCTCGTCAGCTAGTCTTCCGATAACTTCTTCACCCGAAACCATCTTCAGGCTGACAATATCCATAAGTTTATAGTTTGTTTCGATAATCATTTTAAATCATCCTCTAATTGGTGTGTGAGTTTATTGTATTTTTCTTCTATATCTTGTAGTCGAAGAACTTCTGCAATAGCAGCATCAGTTGTGCGCTGGTTGCATATACCATTATGTATGTCCATATATCTACACTCCATACCTATAGAATAGGCATCCATATCAAACCCAAAGATCTGATATAGCACATGGCGATATGATCCTTCGTCTATCATATCACCTTTATGTATGCGCTTACATACGGAATAAAATGCCATCAATTTTTCATGATAAGGAAGAGCTGTCCAGTAATCGTCGCATTCTTTTGCGTACTGGTTTTCTGCCTTTTGTTGGAATTCACCTAACTCAACTAATTCATTGAGTGTTTCATTTATAGATTTAAGTTCGCCCATTATAATTCCTCAGTATAGTCAATCATTTTGCTAAAACGATAATCTAGTGGAACAGTCCGCACAAAATTACGATAAGAAATATCAACATTAGGATATGGAATGTTTACCGCGGATTTCCATTCTTTATTGTGAAGATTGTTTAGGCGTTCTTCATACACTCTATCAATATGAAATTTCATATACCGAGAGAAGAACATAAGCTGCAATATTTTTGCATAACAAACAAACACAACACTAAGCAAGAAATAACTAAGATAAACAGCCATAACATCCTCCAAAATTAATCAGTGATTTCCTCGTAGTAATAATCTTCTTCTAGATTCTTAGTCCAATCATCATCAGATAACCACTGCCAACCATCTTCTGATTTCATATCGGTGTTATATAGCGACCATCCTTCCGATAGATGATGAAACACAATTGTGCCATCCCCATCCCAGTAAAGATAGACATCTAGATCAGCTTGTTTGATATGATACTTTGCTACACGAGAATATTCGCCAGTCTTGGCATAACTACCGCAGCAGATAGTGTTATAGGTAAGGTCTTTAATTTGATCGTTCTCAACAGCAATCAGAGGCACATAAGCCTCTTCGGTATTATATCCCCAACGACCATTAGGATTTAGATATTGCATCATAATCTCACCAGCCGCAAGAGCCGGGATATCATTAGGATGAATATTAATCTGAAGTTTCATTAGTTTGTCCATTTCGTAAACACAGCAAAATAAGTTCGGCAAGTTTAAGAGAAGCACACTCAGCTACAAGCCCCTTCTTATCATAGATACCATACCATTCTTTAGTACCAGATACAACAGATTCATACCAATATGCCATTTCCATACCTCTCTATATATAAATTCATTTTTTATTATTTTTTTATTATTTTTTTCGGCCTTCATTCATAATATCATCATATATCAGCCGAGCGATGAATTCGTATAACCTATACAACAGCAGCAAAGAAAATATAGCAAACATATACCAAAAGAAATAATAAAACAGCAGAAACACAGCGATAACTGAAGCAAGAACAGCAGCAGATACTAAACGAGCAGTAGTCATATTATCCATAATATATAGCCTTTCAATTAATGACAGCGCCACCTTCTGAGCGACATGGCTTTACGAGTAGGGCGACCCTTCTCATCTTTCATAGGACCCTTCATACCACTCATTCGAGCGCAGAAAGATCTGCGACGTGCTGCCCTTTTGCCGCCAGGATTCTTTTCTGTAACAGCAGTAGATAGATGTGATCCTGGATTTTGGCGACGGAAATGTGCAGCCCCTTTAGCAGTTAGGCCAGCGCCCGCTTCGGTGGACCTGAAATATCCTTTAGAGTCAGCACCACGCTCAAGTAATGTATCCTCTGTAAGACCGGCATGGCGAAGTGCAGATGCTTTAAATTCCTTACCAAAATACTTCACATGACCGTGTTTATTGGATGCTTTCCAGCCAGACTGCTCAGTTGACCCCTTTTCAATATGAGGTCTTACGTAAGGAGTGTTATTTGATTCCTTTACAGGAACACAATTAGGAACAGTTTTGCCACCTTTTTCTTTAGTGCCATACTGATGATACCCTTTCCAGCAGGGATCTTTCTTCATATCCTTGAGCGTTTTCTTTTTCATAGAGTAATCCTTTTTTACTCTATTTATTATACATTGCGCTCCATAGCAACAACTTCTTCAATCAGCTCAACCAGATCAGTAGTGTCAGCAACTACCAGTTTGACTCGATGCCAGTTGTCGAATTCATCATTACCAGTCACCTCCATAACGTAACCATTATCAAGCATAGAAACTTCGAATCGATCATCTAGTTTCTTAATCTTTTTCTTAATGTTTTGAATCATAACCTCTCCCATGTTTCACCACAGTCAGGACACTTCCATGCTACTGTGCGATCTTTATCCATATCATATAGACCAATTTGGCGACCCCAGTTGCCTTTAGTGCGAGTAGCACCATACTGTGAAGCTACTTCATCAGCAAGTGCCTCGGCTTCTTCATGGTTCATGGGAACTCCGCCATTATGATGATAGTAACCATCCTGACGACCTCTATCATAAAAAGTCTGCCAAATGCTTCCACCATTCATATCTTCTCCGCAATGCGGACACGTTCCGTGATTATCAGTCAAGACCAATTTCCTTTTTATACTGAGCAACAGTATCATTAAAGATTGTTGATCCTTTCCAATTACCCTTCGGCGAATTATACCATACTCGTAGAATACGATTAACTGCTTCTTCGTAAGGATCTACCGGTTCTTGTTCGTGTTGCATAAGGTACTTAGCAAACGCACGAACAGGAACAGTAGGCTTACCGTCTATCTCCAAAGCCCAAACATCAAAGTGAGATTCTCTGGCTTCTCTAATCAGCTGATTAGCACGATCAATATACCACTGAGGAATTTCTTTAGACATTATACAATACTCCAATCTTAGCCATTTTTAAACTTCCTATATGCAGCCAGAGTTTCATCCCATGTAGAAGAATTTGATGGATACCCATATCCGAAGATTTGAAGAATAGTCTTTAGCTCTACCCAATCTTTATCAACAGGAGGTTCTACAGGAGGATCAGCAGGCTGGTCATCTAGATTAACTTCTATGACTTTAACTGGCTCCCACTCAGCAAACGTATGATTACGAAGAATCTGTAAATCATACTTAACAAACTCCTTCACAATCTTAACAAACCCCTTCACAATCACAATATCACCATTAGCATCTTGTCTAAGGGTAGTGGTGTAGTAGTTCATAACGCGAATGTCTTTAATATCAATCATCTAGGTAGTGCTCCTTCAATGCATCATAATCAATATGGCCATTTTCGTCTAAGGAGGCTACGACCTTGCGAGCCTCAAATGCATTCAATCCACAGTTATTGACCAAATCAATAACGAGTTCATTATATACATCTATCATGACTGAATCCATTCATACTCGCTGTTACCAGTCTTGAAGCGAACATACAGATAATACATATCATCCGGGTCAATCCGTTCTTCAAGAATCTCAGTCACTGGAGTAGTTGTCCAATAATCAAACTCAGAATAAGATCTACCATAATGGCTTCCTACTCTCATAGCAGCACCAACTTGTGGTCGTGCATCATGAATGGTTTCTACTCTAATGATTTTGCCAGTTTCTTCATCAAATATGGGAATGAGTGCGACGCTCATCTGTCCACTATCACCAGCGCCATCACGAGTTCTACGCAGCGAATATGCCATAATTATTCTCCAGGAATATGATACCATTCAATAAGAAGATCAAGAGCATCAATGTGCCGCTGAATCTCAGCCTTGTCCTTTTCTGGCTCCTGCCAAAAGAAAATATTGGAATCTTCTGAAGCGAGATCGGTGATGAATGACTGTCTTGTGTCTTTCAATTCGGCCATTACAATACGATTGGCCTGTTCAAAATCTATTGAAATTGTGTATGCCATAATTACTCCAATTTGTGTTATGCTCAAGTCAAGGGAATAGTATGTAGCGGAGCTTAATGTTCGGGTCCCTCGTTAGGAGTCCCTATAGTATCTTCGGGTCCCCCGCCCCCGGAGTCCCCTTTTCGGGTAAAGGGCTATAGTATCTTCGGTACCGGATCCCCCCCTCTCCCCCTTTCGCTGCTGCTGGGTGGCTGTGTGTGGCCGAGGGGTGTCGAGCAAGGCGACCGGCGATATACTTAGATACTATAGTATTGACTGTTTTTTCGAAAGTATCTACCAAGTATTCACAAATAGAAGCAGGCGGGCACTAGAACAGCACCCGCCCACTCACAGTAATCATTCGGCGGGGACGAGTTCTGCGGCAGCGGCAACTTCCGCTTCATAGGCATCTTCAGCGGCCATGAAACCCGAGACTTCGGCGGCCTGAATTTCTGCGGCTTCAACCTGAACTTCTGCTTCAGCGACTTCGGCGGCGACTTTGGCGGCGCGGGCCTTAGCACGAGCGAGCGCCTTCTCAGCGGCGGACGCAGAGTTGTTGGAAGTATTGGTGGGCGCGGTGACTTCGACTTCCGGCTTGGTCTTCTTGGCCTTTACAGGCTTTTCATCGCGGACAATTTCGCTGAACGAAACACGACCGTGATCAACGATCCAGCGGTACACCGACTTGGCGCGCTGAATATTATCGTAGCCGAGCGCATCCTGAATCAGTGCGCTGACTTCGGTGATCGGCCGGTCGGCGTGGGCTTCCATGATTTCAATGGCGATTTCGGTCTTGGTCTTGGGCTTGGTCATGATATAGGTCCTTTCAAAAAGTAGCGGAGACCGTTTCCCCGTTACAGCTTCTTTGTACCCCCAAACGGCCAAGCGGTCAACCAAAAAAATGACCATAAGCAAACCTAATAGGGCGGTACAACGATCGCTTATGGCGGGCTTGACGGGATAGGGCTGGCGAACTATACTTGATCTCTACTTCGGCGTTACATCAACGATCCGGAGACGAGATCGACGAAATATAATCGTCTTTTATTTCATCTCAGTATTCGTGGGAAATTCTATGCGAATTTCTCGGCGATTATCCTCCCCATGCACGAATAAGATTGTCCCACTTGATGTCATAGTCAAGATTCAGAGTGGACCAGTAGCGAAGAAGCGGCACACGATCTTCAGCAGCAGCTTCACGAAACATGGTGTACAGATCATTCAGCGAATAGACGTTCATGGTAGTCTCCTCAATCAACAATAGTAGTATACCGTAGTCAGCTACGGAAGTCAATAGTTATTATGAAGGATGTCCTCTTCTTCCAGTGACATGTATACTGCAGCAGCAATCATCATTACTCCAATGATCGGCTGGTAGATGGCATCATCAGCTGCTCCACCAGCGACCAGTACTCCAAAGACGAACAGTAGATAAGCCATCAGTGTTTACACCCGAATGCTCGACCCTCATCACCGATCTTCCAGGCAGATGGTCTTGATGGGTTCTTGTAGTCAACACATCCACATTCGAATGTGACTCGAACTTCACTGCTGCTCACTTCTACCTTAACAGCAGTACGAATCGGTCCACGAGGGTCAGCGGTCATTGGCAGTTACTCCATCATCCTTACACTAGTGATTGTACTATAGAACGTGGGTCAAGTCAAGCAAAAAAATGGCGGAACCAAAATTAATTGATCCCGCCACAAGGCTCACAAGGAGAGGTAAAGATTAGAAGCCGAAGGAGTTGGTCCGCGTCAGAAACTCTTGGAGACCTTCGTACAGTCGCTTCGCCTCGTCCAGCCGGAGACCCAGTTCGTTGCGCAGAAACTTGATGGTGGTGATCTTGTGGTGACCAGCCCTGATGATGGCATCCACGAAGTCTTGGGTGGGCATGCTCATTTCGCGCCACTTCTCACCCAGAATCTCATCGGTAGCCCGGCTATCGCTCCAAGTAGAATAGTTCATCGTCGTGTCCTTTCGCTTTCAATACAGCCATTGTACTACAGTATTAAGTGGAAGTCAAGCGGTATATATCGTTTCTCTGTTGTTGTCGAACAGTGCTTCATATACCATCGATCCATCGATGCCGTACTGGTAGAATCCCCAGCCAGAATCGTCGCGGATGATCGTGTAATGAAAGCCACTGCCATCCTCAACATCAGCGATCAGTGGCGATCCAGTAGCACCAGCCCACAAATGCCAGTCCACAGCATTGAACATCCGAAACGTAGCAGCAGTATTCGCCAAAATGGATTCCACAACACCGAAGTCCACATTTCTCTCCATTGTCTATAGGCTCAATTGCACCAGTAGCTTTCCGACTGCACAGAGCAGGACCACGGAGTATCGATCTTTTCCTGGATCCACTTACCGCTCATGAGGTTCTGTACCCAGCGATATCCATCCTTGGGCTTTTCTGTCGGCATCGGATGATTCACATAAGCCATATCGTTCACTCCTCGCTTTCAATACAGCCAATATACTATAGGCTTATACCGATGTCAAGTTCTTTTTTATCTTTTCCACATGCTCCAATATGCTAGACCATTCGCTAGTAGTAAAGACAAATTCTGTATGTACCATATCTGTATCAGGATAGTAGGTTACATTCCTCAATTTCTCTGTAGTAGAGATACTGATTGATACATAGCGAATATAGATATCCATCTACTCTGTCCTTAAGATTTAGAATAATCTTTAGAATTCTTGGAACATGCAGTTGATGACGGATGGGTAATAGAGAGGAGAGTAGATGTCGCCGAAGCGGACTTTGCCTGTCTTTCCATCGTTCGGGAACAGACCAGTCAGAGTATGTTCTTCACCACGGAAGTCGGTGACGATGTCGCCGATCTTCAGTTCTTGCATGGTTTCTTTATCCAGCAGTTTGAACATATCAATTCTCCAGATGAGCAAGACCACGATCGGACAGAGTCATACCTCTGATATCGTCTTCGCGGAGGACATCAGTCACACGACATGTGTGATAGTTATTGGACATAGCGAACCATTCTTGTTTGGTCAGAATGGCATTGTGAATCAGATTACCATCCTCATCGAACATATCGATGGCATAATACCTCATGCGGCCTCCACCAGTTCGAGATCATGGATATGAAACTCAAAGAATTCGCCAGGAGCCATCTCTACCCAGACGGTATCATCGCCCTCGCCGAACGGACCATAGTAGTCATCGACTTCGCTGATGATTCCGACTTTGTTCGAACCAACAACACGAACGATATCGCCACGCTTCATAGTATCCTCCGCTTCAATACAGTAGTTATACTATATGCACATGGGGAAGTCAAGCGGCTTTTTGCTTCAAGAGAAACAGAACACCGCCGAACGTCCGAGAATTATCTCCAACAAGAGAGTCATCGATCGCATCAGGAAGAGAATGACGACCGTATTCATCATACCAGTCCCAGCCACCCACCGATGGATTCTCAGAGTATCCACGATCCTTGAGATACTGAGCAAAGCAGCAGTCCTCATCATCATAGTAGTCATAGCTACCATTGGGATCTTGAGTCTCGAGCCAGCCCTTGAAATCAGCGATAAGAGCAGCATCGGTTTCCGGATACGTATTCATCGAAGTTCTCCAGCAGCGTTCAATATAGTAGTTATACTATATCATTATGCCTACGTCAAGCGTTAATCAATCGCTTAAGAGTGAAAAGAACATCACCATACCGCGAGTGAGCATGGACTGCTTCATCGATGACGGATGGATAATTGGTGTAGCCATCATCACGATCATCACGATCTCGCCAAGCATCAGGATTCACACTCGGATTCGAGCAATAGCCACGAGACCTCAGATATCGACAGAAGCAGCAGTCGAGATTGTTCGCGTAGTTGTACGTCTGATCAGGATTCTGATTCTCCAGCCAGTCCATAAAGTCAGCGATAAGTGCATCATCAGTCGAAGGATACATGATCTATTTCCTCAGTTGCGCAGCGAGAATTGGCTGGCGTAGCCCCACTTGTATTGCTCGAACTCATCGCTCTCGGCCAGAGCATCGGTGCACTGGATTTCGTATCCAGGCAGGCCATTCTTGATATTCTCATCCGCATCGAGGACAATAGCAGGACGACGACCATGAATGCGATCGCTATACCAAACCTTAGTTCCAACAGCAAACATAAAAACACCTTTCCGCTTTCAATACAACACTTATACTATATGCGTATGGGGGAGTCAAGTTCTTTTATGCGGTTAACAGTTCGTTAAGTTTGTTCAGAGCACCGCCGAACGTGCGCGGACGAACAGCCACAGCAACATCGATAAATGCGGGAATCTTGCTCGAAGGAGAAGCAATGATCTCCCCATGATCATCCTCGCAAAACTCCTGCCAGCTGCACGGCCTGACCAGAGGCCGAATAGCATACTCACGAGCCTTCAGATACTGCGCGAAGCAGCAATCAAAGACGCTAGTGTAACTATACTCACCGAGCGGATCCTGATCGACCAGCCACAGACGAAAGTCTTCAATCACTGCTTCATCAGTAGTAGGATATGCCATGTCACTTCACTCCCGCAATCAGACCATCCTTCATGGTCACTTCGGCAAAGAACTCACGGCCCATACCAGTGATATGCGGACGATTGGCAACAACGAACGTACCGTTCTCGCGATACTCGTTACCGAACATCGAAGTTTCCTGATACCTGAGACGCTGGCCGATCTTTTCCTTGAGAACCTTCTTGCTGGGGTAAAAAGCAATCATAGTCATGTCGTTCACTCCTCGCTTTCAATACACCACTTGTACCCTATTGCCCAGGCAAAGTCAAGCGGTAATATTCGGCATCTCAAGGTGATAGTTCGTTGCCACAATCTTGGCCAGTTTCAAGAACTCTTTGATGAAGAAGCCTTCTTCATGGAGCTCGCTCGAAGAATCATGACAAGTCTGAAGAGCACAAAGGAAGCCGATATCTTCTTGATCAGAGGCATCAAGACCAAGAGCCTTGTAGACGGTGGAGTTGGCTACTGTCTTGAATTCCATATCTTCATTGTAATCGTCATCAGAAATCAGATGACCAATTGCACACTTCAGACCATTGGGAGTTCGATACATACAAGTATCGTGATCATCATTATTAATAGCAGGCAGACCCTGCTTAACCATGGCAGCAACAGCGCGATTAAATGCATCCTGACGATCAAACATAGCGATTCTTCCTCACAACACAATCAATACAACACTTGTACCCTATTGACTTTCATTAGTCAACTGGTAATTATACTCCAAAAGTCTTTTTGCTCTGTAATGCATCCATCCTTCTTTCGGAAGATGATATCCTGTTGATGCATCCCAATCAGCAAATGCTTTATCGTAGAATCCAATCTTTTTCTTTTGTGTCTGTAGCAAGACCAATTCATCTGCCCATTCTTGCCACTTGTGATCGTCCACAATAGAATCATCTAATACATAATAGATGTATGAATGGATAAGCATTTGCATTCTTCGTTGTCGAATTTTCTCCGACAGAGTCTGTACTGCATTTACCATCGGATCATCTTCTTCTTCGAAGAATTGCTCAAGACTCACTCAAATTCTTTCTTCAATTGCTCATATTGAAGACGACGTCGTTCCTTGTACGACTCTTCTCGACGACGCTCCTCTTCCAACTCTGCTTCTGTAAGAGGACGAGCATAATACATCCTGATGTTCGTTCTGCCATCACAATCATCATCAATCGTGATGTATGTTTTGTCTTTGTACTCATCAGGAACTTCTGCATGGGCTCGCTGAATACTAGCAATAGCCTCAGTAACAGATCCTTCGAGATCCCACTTATCGAAAGTGCCCAGATACACGTTTTTAGTGCTCATTTTTTATTCCTTCTCTTGAAAGAATCAACCATTTCTTGAATAGTTGCTCCCCATCCACATTTCATAGAAGTATTAAATGGATCAAGTATATACCCATGCTCATCTGCCATGAGCCGATATGCTCCAACAGGCATTCCTGTGTTGATGTGGATATACTTCGAAGCCAGCATTAACCAACTTCATCGAATCCGAAGGTGGCCACACAATATGTCTTCCCATTGATGACCATTCGATCACCGATCATTGAAGAACGATGACCAATCTTGCGGCCACCGATATCCATCAGAGGAGCAAGCACTTCGACATTCTCGGAATAGTCTTCATTACGATCACCCTCCTCAAACTGAGGACCCTTGGACCAAGAGCCGAAGATATTCTGAGTACGCGCATAAGCATACTCAAGAGCATCTGTATTACCAGAATTAAATCCAAGCTGGTAAGCAGGAACAGTAACTCTGGCCACAGGATAGAAGTCGTTGCTCGAATCTTCCTTGGGATAAAGAACTTCAACGATCATGACAGTTTCCTCTCAAGTTACAACTGGTATATACCTCAAGATGATAGCAAAGTCAAGGTTTATTTTACTTAATCTTTTCGAACCATGATTGTCCCCTTGATCCTTCCAGATACGTGTAGCTTTCGCCGTTATCAGCAACAGCCAAGAATTCAGTATCGGGGAAGAGATCCAGTTCTTGAAATCCTTCGAACACAGCTTTGGCAGCATCAATATCATGGCTACGAACAACGAATGTGCGATTGCCAGAATGTGCCTCAACCACATACAAATTGTAGAACTTGACGGGACGAGGCATAGCAGCTATGCTGGCCAACAGCTCAAGAAGTTGATTAGGATTCAGATTGTTAACAATATTCTTTTCATCAGTAAGAGGAAGAAAGATGTCTTCTTCGTCCCAAGCATTAACAGATGCCAATCCTTCGGAGTTGATTCTGACCGATGCTGTGTATCCATTTTCGAATTTGAGAACGAACAGATTACTAACAATCTTAAGCATGCTGAATACCTTTCCGGCAAGCAAGGCGGCGAGCCTGTTTTTTCTTATCAACAACGATGCGCTGGCGGAAGGTCCTAGTCCTTACAACGCCAGCCATCGGATTCCTCTTCTTCATCTTAGCCTCCTAAACAATATACATACTTATACCCTAGGAGGCTGCAGAAGTCAAGCAGTAATTTCAACCACTTCCATCTTTTGCGGAATCATATAGAAGTCAGGAGCCACAGAGCGACCGCCATATTCTTTCATCAGGTCATCCCAGAACTTCTGGGCTTCTGCTTCGGTGTCGAAGTCGCGATGCCAACGATCGCTACCCCAACCACGCTCAGATTCGAACACATGAACGCGATGTACAGTCTTAGTCATAATTATCTCACTTCAGCTTCTTGGGATCAAAATCATCATAAGTAATCTTGGCGGGGCATTGCTGCTTCTTACCATTATAGTAATATGTTTTCCAGATATCACCAGCCTCTTCACCTTCGCCATAAAGCATCAAAATATGCTCAGGGAAGTTCTTAGATACTTCGATCATGTGTTCATCGTGTTCATACCACTTGCATTCTTCAACGAATGGAGTGTATCCTTCACAAAGATGAATGATCTGTTCAGCAACAGCCTTAGTGGTTTTGGCTGCCGAAGAACTGTCAATTCCAATTACTTCCAATTCGTAGCGAGTATAATACCCCATAATTACGCCTCCGTCAACAAGAGATTGTTATCTTCGAGTTCATCGCAGTATTGAATGAAGTCTTCACACATCGTTCGCATATTGCGGAGAGCACGCATTTCATGGCTAGAGAGAGTCAGAGGCTCATCGTTATCGAGAGCCTCACCAAGAACATTGGTGCAGTCACGGAAGTCGATGTAGGTATTTTCGAATCGACAGTAGCTCATGTTACCCATGACTATATCCTCAAGCAGCGAACAGAAAGCGAGCATGCTGCTCAGAAGTCTTGTACATCTTGCCATTAAGTTCATAGATGAACGGCATCTTGTACTTCTTCGAATCATAACGGACCAGCTTGTATCCGTTCTTTTCCTTGACCAGACCAAGAGCCTTGATCTTAGCTTCAAGAACAGTATCCTGGATGGTTACAGCACCCTTGATCTTTGCATTGATCTTGATCTCGACTTCGTTGGCCGAGAAGCGCATGTTGCCAACCTCGATGTCAAGATTGGAATCGATGCCGTACTTATTCAGAACAGCAGCCAACTCATTACGAAGCGACTTCAGATTGTCGCGAGTAAAAGTCGAAAAAGTAGTCATCTCAATTCTCCATTTCGCGGTCATAGAAGTGACGGTCGGCTTGTTCATCAAGCCAAGCCTCATAACCATCCCAAAGTTCTTGCTCTTCAGTCATAGCAGGCTCCTAAGCAACTACCCCACTCTTATACTATAAGAGCAGGGCAGAGTCAAGCCTTATTTTAACCGATCTTGTACAGCTTCACGCTCAGAGCATCACGACGCATAGTATTCGTGCGCTTGAACCCTTCGTTATTGATGCGAGCACCACGATACTGAACGCGACTGAATCCCAGTTCCGACTTCATAGCAGCACGGATGGCAGATTCATTACGATCAAAGTAGTCCATCGGAATATTACCAGTCTCAGCAATGTTATTACCCTCACGAGGAAACTTACGACGCAGATCATTCATAGTAAGAGACATAATCTTTTCCTTTCACAGCAAACCAGAAACCCAGTATAATATAAAGGCAATGAGAAGTCAAATTCTTTTAGCTGTATCGATCACCAAAAATGTTCCTGAGAGTAGAGGCATCACCGAACGCGCTGAAGCTGCCGTACTCATGACTGCCTTTGTAGTCCCAGATCGCGCAGATATGGTCACCAGCGCGGAACTGCCAACTGTTGACTACCTTGTATGGATCATCATCGACATTGGGAGTGAATCCCAAGATCTGATTGATCTCATCAACAGTAATATTGTTGAGAGTTCCGGTACGATGGCTACCGATGCTGCTGTTGTCTGCTTCAATCTTCATGATAGTCCTCACCAAAACTTGGCAACAAAGTGCCAGATAACACCGATAATGAGACCCCACAATGCAATATTCGCAAGAATAGTGAACAAAACCATTTTAAAATAGGTATTCATAATCAATCTCCTGAATCAATTGTGTAATGATGGCCACAGTGCTTACACGTATACCCTCTGTAGCAGTTACCCAGCTGACGACCTTCGTACTCATGTACACATGGCTCGCCGTTGTCTTTACGAGGAAGTACCTGTCCTGTGGGATAGCCAGGGAATTGAGTTTGTCCGCCACAGTTATCGCAAGGAACAGTATCGGTTTCTTTATCGTAACCGTACCAGCCATACTTGATTCCATAATCACGAATAGAATCACTAGTGCATGGGATACGAAGAGAACCATTACACACAGGACAAACGCAAAGACCTTCAATCATTTGACTTGCTCCCTAATTACAAATCACTTATACGCCTTACCCGAGGCAAAGTCAAGTGTTTATTTTCTTTTGTCGCAAAAGATTAGGACAATCAACAAAATGAATCCAATAATCAAAGAAAGCAAGAACATTACATCTATTTCAATCATGACTGTTCCTTAATCTTTCTTAATTCTTTTTCAGATTTGATATAGTATGCAGAAGATGGAGAATACTCGTAGTTTGATATCTTTAGTACTTCTCGGAGTCTATCAAGAAGTCGTGTATCCCGCTCAGGAATACGTGTCATAAAAAGCAGTCTTTCCACAACATCAATAGCTGCTTCTAAAATTTCGTAGTCCGAAAAATCATCTATATCTACTTCTACATTGATATATGCCATTGTTCAATTCTTCTCGAAAACGTGCCAAACAAACGAGAGAGACTGAACACTATCGATGTATGTCAAGTTAGAAATATCATCAGGAATATCGTGTCCAGTTCCATAGATATGGAGACAAATATCCGTAGTGAGATAGTCATCAGTGTTTATCATAATCCAAAGACACAATTGATCGCCTTGAAATGCTGCCTTCATAATCTTATAGTTCGAAGGAACATTTTTAATCAATTGCTCATCGGTAATCATTACCGGATATTTGTAAATCCTATGCATCACGCAGCCTCTCTGATAACAAAGCCAGTCGTATCCTTACGACCGAGAGCCTTTGCCTTCAGGCCAACGATAACACCGCTGGGATAGGTAAAGGTAAGATCGGTCTCATCACCATTGATAACAGCAACACCCATATATGTCTCAGGCAAGTCGTTCTCAAAAACAACAGCGACATTGGCACCATAGCTAATAGCCACAGCAACATCATTGTCGTTAGACTCTTTGCGAGAGAATGTCAAGTGATAGTTTGGAATATGCTGAATCAGACGCTTGGTGACTGCAGTATAGTCATAGAACTGCACATCAGGAAAAGCCTCGAAGATATTCTTGAAGCCAGCCACAGGATAAGCAGACCACTGGAGATCGCTGGTGCCATTAAGTCGAAAGACAGGAACAAGTCCCTTCTTCTCAGACAACTTAATAGCATTAGCAATTTCTTTATGAAGCTGTTGCATGAAGGCGGCACGATCTTCAAAGAAGAAACGAGTCTTGCGCTTGCGGGCTTCTTGGACACGATTAGAGTATCCATGACCCGATACATTCAAACAAGCAGCAGTACAGCCAGCAGTACGCTTGGGGCATACTTCATAGCCAGAAAGATTGGCAGGAGACAGATGAAGAACGTAGGTCTTGTACCCCTTCTTCTCGCCTTTCACAGTCTTTGTGTTACTTTCTGACAACAGCTTCATAAAAACAACTTTCCTTTCACAATACAGTCAAACTATACTATATGTGCAGTGATAAGTCAAGCGGCAATTACCAGCTTGAGCGGTATTCAAAAGACCACTTATTATCGAAAGAAAGAGCACGATCGATCATATCGACAGTGGACTTAACATCAGCAAAATACCAGTCATCATAAGCAGTGCCACCGAAGAAGAACCCACTCTGAGTAGGAAGCAGCTGAGCAGCAAGAGAATGATCTTCCAGAATTTTCAGGCAAGTTTCCTTGAGATTGGTAAGATCGTCGCGGCTGACATAATAGTTTCCGCAATCATCTTTACCTTCCTGGACATTATCCACGAACCACTTGTGAATGTGGTTAGACTTGCGCCAGTAAGCAGCTTCAACAGCTTCCGTGATTTCGATCATTTTGTTCTGAGCGATTTCAGGAAAGTTGAAGTCAATGTCGATTTCGTAGGTAGGAAAAGTATCGATGTTATAGATGTGATATTCAGGATAATGAAT